TATCAAAATATTTACCAGTACGTTTAGCTCTACGTAATCTTTCTTCATCTTTGTTCATTCTCTTTCTCCTTTCTTTTTCTGTAAGGTATATCAGGTATAACGATTACCTCTGAATCTGTTTCTATCCATACTTTAGCACCACAAGATAAAGGTTTATCAGGACTATAGATAACTTTACTAGGTCCTAGTATATCAACCTGATGTCCATAGTTATTACTTTTATAAGTCTTAACAGTAATCACTGGGTCTCTTTTATTATTCTTATGGTTAGATTTAATAACGTGTTGATTAATATGTATCTTAGTCTTCATGATTTATATCTCCATGTCCTTTAACTACATCAATATGTTCTTCAGATAGTATATCATCTTGACCTATGTATGTAGTTTCAGTAGTCATATGGTCTAATGTAAACTTATTAGACTGTCCTACATATACAAATTCTTCTCTTACATTTTCTTCTATCTCATCAATAGATAACTTGTCAGTAGAAGTTATAGTATATCTATCTACAATCTTTTTTGTTTTTATTATTTCGTATTCGTATTTCATTTTTTATCCTCCGTATTAGTATTGCGTACTAGTTCATACTTAACTTTGTTTAACTTTAACATATCAAAAAGACGAAACAGTATATCTTTCTTTTTAGGTTTAGTTTTAAAATTAAGCGTAATAGTAACTTGCCATTTCATTTTTGTAGTTCCTTTAAAAGTTTTCTACCTTGTTTAGCTAAACGTAATAGTTCTTCCGTATCAGTATCTCGCATTAGTACATTGTAATCTGGATGATCCATAGTCTTTAAAATACTAATCATCTCTTCCATAATACACAGAAGCTGTTGCTTAACGCTTAGCGTAGTAGTAAGTTTATGTTTCATCTTTATCTTCTCCAATATCTGATAAAGCACCTGCTTCAAATTCAAAGGTAGATTCTTCTATCCACGCATCTCCTTTAACTAAGACACCTGGTCCATTACCTTCCCAGTCTCTTTGTACATATACTTCCATTACTTCATCACTATCTGGATGTTCTAGTGTAAGTACAGGATATAACCCTGTATCTTCTTGTTTTAATTCTGTTTTTCTTATTTTCCAACCTTCAAAATGTTTATAATACTTTTCTTCAGTTAGATCTGCTTGTCTTTCTAATTCTTTCTTTTGTCTTTTAATATTTATTACATTGTCAGTCATTGTAGTTCCTTTCTATCTAATTACATATTCTGTTTGTGATATAGATTCCCAAGTTTCACAGTCATCTCTTTGTTTTATATGTTCAATGTGAATCTTTTCCCATTTTTTTTGATCATCTGTATGTCCATATATTCTATATATACATAAAAGATTTTGATCATTAATAGGTATTTCAATTTTATCTACTTCACCTCTATTTTTATATTTACTAGTACAAGGTACTAAATTAATTTTTGCCATGTTATCCTCCTGTTAAGTTAATAAAGCATATTAATACCAAGGTAGGTCCCAAAACTCCCTACATACGGACATGTGGATTTACATAATATGCTTTATGATGGCTTTGTTTATCCCAGATCGAAGGGGCTAGGAATAATTTAAGCATTTTTCCTGCACATGTTTTCCCTGCACCATCATTTGTGTTAGTATTATATAATAAATACATAAAAAAATAAAGTTAAAATATAAAAAATCAAACTAAAGAGTTCTTTCCTAGGGAGGTAAGAAAGAACTCGATAGTTTGTCTGGGAGGACTTATGCTGCATCAGCAAAGCTTAATGCCTTGCGTAATGCTTCCTGTTTGGCAACGCTAGCTGTGCCATACCAAGAACTCTGCATGCGTGCTGCATTATCTTTACCAAACTTATGATCATATGCATAAGTTACAGTATTAAATGCATCCCACATTGTTCCTTTTGCTAGTTCAGATCCTGGAGTACCATTGTTATATAGTCTCATTACCTGAGCTGCTCTCCTACTTCTGACATGATTCTTTTCTTTTTGATAGTCAGTCATAGGAAATAAACTTTGAAAGTATTCATCTACTGTGTTAATAACAACACGTTTAGATGCTAGATATTTAGCTTGCATACTATAATCACCCATAGCTACTTTAGATAATCCTAATGCATCTTTAACTGCATGTGCATCAAAAGGTTTAGTATGATCTACGCTGAAGCTATGATAATTGTTACCACCAAGAGCCAGCTGTAAAGTATTATTACAAACCACCCTGATCGGAGTAAACCTAACATTAACAGAATGACCAAACTGATGGGGATTAGTAAATAGTAGATAACCTTCGACAATATCATTTTGTAGCACCTCAAATGTTTCATTAATTTTAGCAAGAACCCACACTAACTTGCCATCTTTTAACGAACCAGCTGTATGCATTTCCATATTACCTTCTTCTACCCAGTCATAGAAGAAATCAAAAGCAACCTGATTCTGTACAGGATGCCATGTATTACTTACTACGTCTAGTTGTTTATTATCTTCTTCTCTTATTAGTAACATCTTATCTTCTACTGATTGTATACTCTCCAAAGGTTTTCGCAAATATTCCTTGCTTTGTACCTTATAAAACATTGGTACTTTTTTGACAGACCAGTTCAATTGAGCTGCTTCCATCATTTCGTATGCACTCATATCATTGGATACAGGTACACCTAGCCCATGCCAAGGTAACTCCCCAGCATAAGCCATAGTTTCTACTTCGTGTGACATAATGTCCTCCTTTATTTTAGTTTATGAAAAGCTGCAACAGATGTATTTATTTCATGTTGCAACAACTCTTTATCAAATTGTCGTATCATATTATTTATTTCATAAATAGGTACGTCAATCCAATGCCTGCCAAGCATATGGGATAGTTCTTCTTGATCCTCTTTGCTCAATTTCTTTGCTATTTCTTTATGATCTTTCCAATCATATTTACCTTCCCAGCTCATCAACTTTCTCCTTTGTCTCATTAAGTTTATCATTTAACTCATTGATTTTACTATCTAATCCGTTTAAAGTATCTCGTAGTATTTCCATATTGTGTACTAGATTTTCTAGTGCTTGTTCTAAAGTCTGCATAAGTTACCTCATATTTTTTAATTAAACATTTACCACACCAGACAACGTTAAATTCTATAACGTCACCTGGTGCACTACATTTATGACAACTAGCTCTAGCCACGTTTAACTCTGTCTAATGCTAGCTTTAAACTACTAGGTCTAACATATTCATTATAGATTATATGTTTCTCTAGTATCTCAATAGCCCAAGACCACTCTACATTATCTTGGTCATCTTCGATTACTTGTTTAAGTTTATCTTCAGTTATGTCCATTAAACTACACATTTTATCCTCCTTATTATTAATTAATACCAACAAGTATACACTACTTCTTTACCATCTTTGATAGCTTGTAGTGCTTCTTTACAGAATTTAATATCAGCTTTTCTAGATTCTTCAGCTGCTTCATCTTGAAACTGATGACCATAAAAGAAACCACCTTTAGATTCTGGTAATGTATTTGTTTCAACACATTTCAATAATCTTTCTAGTATTTCTTTAGTAAGTACAAGATCTTTACAATTAAACTCTTCATTGTTACCTCGTTCTTGATACCAAATGTTTTCCATAAACTCTTGTAATTTAGAGTGTTTTCTCCAGTAAAACTCTTTAGTATTCTCTCTTATGTATGCATATTGATCTAATCCCATTTTATCCTCCTATGTAGGGTGGTTGATAATCTGACCATATTTCATCCCAAGCTTCAGCTGCTGCTTCTTCAAAGTCTGTCATAGAAATATGTTCAGGTCTAGCAATGCTACCATCTTTTTCAGCAGCATTAAATTTTCCCCAGAACTCTTGTATACATTCTGAATCTTTCATCATATCTGTACAATCATCCCAGAACTTATCTTCTTCTTCCATTATCTTTTGTTTAAGTCTTCCCATAGTATCCTCCTTAATAAATTAAAATACATAAAAATAATATAGAGATATAAAAAAACAAACGTATTAGTAATAAATTACGATACATATTATTTTTTAATGTACTGTATCATCTGGTTGTTTAATATGTTTGTATTCTTCAAACTCTTCCCCACATTTAATACTATGTGGTGTAGAAGTAGCATACCACATCCATAGTAATTCTTTAATTTCATCTTCAGTTTTACCTTTGAATACTGTATCTTTAAGTATACCAAAGGCTAATGATATTAAAGCTCCTGTATAAGCTACTAGTGTTAGTCTAGATTTAGAAGCTACTTTTAGTATCTTCTGTTCTTCTTTTACTAGATCTTCTATTAGTATATCTTTGTCTATCATGTTATCCTCTCAATCTTTACTCTTACACCTGGACCATACCAGTTGTTTCTTTGTTTTAATAAAGTTCTTCTAGATAATGCTTGTTCTAAAGTATAGACACCATCTAGTTCTACTGTTTGTCCTATATCAGGATGCTTATCTTCATAGATTAGTTTAAACATCATTTCTTGTTTCTTCATATTCACCTCCTTGAATAGCTATTTTGTTTAATATAATTGCTAACTGCTTATAGTTAATGTAATTACCTATCACATCTATATGATCACCATTCACTATAGCAATCTCAACAGTACCCTGTTCAGATTCTCCATGCACACCATGTGCTCGCTGTACAGAATCACCTTGTACAATAGATATAACTTTACCATTAGGTAATGTTAATCGTATTTGATTATGTCTTTCACCTGCAGGTAAAGTAGTTTCTTGATGTATAAAATCAGTTGCTTTAGTCATAAGTACCTCCAATACTCGTTATTATAATGTTATTTTAGCAAATACATAACCTAATGTACAGCATAAACCTAAAAAAGTTACAGTGAATATAGCTCCTTTCAAGAAACCTTCTAATGTATCTTCCCAATAGTCTTTGTTTCTAAAGTCTAGCATATCTTTCTGTGCTTTAAGTATAATCCTTTGTCGCTGTCTTTCATGTCTTCTATATCTTTCTAAGTCTTTTAAGTTAACCATATTCATTCTCCTTAATTAAAAATTATACAAAATAAAAATTGAAATATAAAAGATAGAACGTATTAGTAATATGATACGGAACTATCTCTATTAAAAAAAAAACAGAGCCACTGGAAGGGAGTACCCAATGGCTCTGCTGTTCTTCATCTAGAAAGGTATATCTTCAGAAGCAGATTTAGCATTGTCTATAGCTTTAACTTCAGCTTCTTTAGACTCTTGTTCAGCTTTATACACTGACTCTGCTTTAGCCTTTCCAGAGATCTTAACTATCCAACCTTCTTCATCATTTTTAGAAGTATTTGGAATAAGCTGAATCCACATTCTCTGATCTGGATCACCAGCAACAACAGGTATCCCTGCTTCATTATTCTGCTTAATAACGTTACCATCTTGCAGAATAGGAACAGGAATAGCAACAGCCAAGTTACCATTACTGTTAGGTTCTTTACTTAACCAACCAGAACACTCAAATTCTGTAGTTGCAGTGTGTTGTTCAAGAAGCTTAACTAGCTCCTCTTTAGAAAGTGAATTTAAATCTTTAGTCATAACGACCTCCATATAAAAAGTTAAAGAATATAATTATCAACATAATAATTACATAAAATAAAAAATTAAGATATAAAAAACAGGAAGAATATATGAAGACAATATGAACATACGGAACTAAAATAGGATTTTAAAACCTTGGTTTTAACCATGATAAAACTTTGGGAAGTTTTTCGCCAACGGCATAATTTAAATAGACAAGCTTTGCTTGGCATATATACAATGCCTACTTAAGGTATCTTTTTACAAGAATAGTGTGAATTACAGAGCCTATCTCATCATAGGTACCGACAAAATAGTAACTGTGTTATTATATATATATATGCCACCCTGACATATAGACCAAAAATAAAAGGTATCTGTTTTTTAGTGGGGAGTTACATATAATATATATAGATATTATAAGTTACTCTTAACTTTTCTTAGATATATACTATATTTCCTTATGGTTATTACCATATTCTTATATATATTATATATATTATATATATACCTGGTGTTTTCTTCCAGAAAAACCTTGCGAAGAAGAAAAAGATGATGTATAATGAGTGTCAAGGAGTCCTTTATGCAGCAAGATACCTATGATGAAATAAATAATCAAAGCCTATTCAATTCTATTGCACTGAAAACTCATTTGATGAAGAAGATAGATGAAGAAAGCAAAGATAATTTCTTAACTTTTGTACGCTTAATGGCTCCAAAATTAATATCTGACTGGAAAATGGGTAAACATATTGAGGTTATCTCTGAAAAACTAAGACAATTAGAATCAGGAGAGATAAAACGTCTTATGGTTTTTCTTCCACCACGTTCTTCCAAGTCGGTAATCTGCTCAAAACTGTTTCCTGCATGGTATATTGGTAAAAATCCTGAGCATGAAATCCTAACTGTATCGCATAGTGACCAATTATCTAGTGATTTTGGTAGATCTGTAAGAGATTTAGTCAATACAGAAGAATATTCTAAAATTTTTGGGGGAGTTACGCTGCGATCTGACGTAAGAGCTGCAGGTAAATGGAAAACTACGCAGGGAGGAACGTATTATGCAGCAGGTGTACGATCTCAAATAGCAGGAAGAGGAGCACATATAGCAATTCTTGATGATGTGATGTCTGAAGAAGACTCATTTTCAGAAGCAGGTAGAAAATATGTAAAAGAATGGTACCCAGCTGGACTAAGAACACGTCTTATGCCTAACGGAAGTATATTAATTATTAATACAAGGTATCATTTTGATGATTTATGTGGATGGTTATTAAAACAACAAGAAGATACTTCTGAATATGGTGTTATTCCTTGGGAGGTTGTAAAAATACCAGCATGGGTAGATGAAGCTTCTTCTAAATTACTAGATTTACCTGTGGGTTCTTCTTATTTTCCAGAATGGAAACCAGATAATGTATTAAAAGTAGATGAACAAGAAATAAAAGCTTCTAATGGTAGTAGATATTGGGAATCTTTGTATATGCAAAATCCAGCACCAGAAGAAGGTGGACTAATAAAACAAAAATGGATACAATGGTGGGAATATGAAGAACCTCCTACCTGTGATTTTATCATACAAACTTATGATACTGCATTTTCTACAGCTTCACATGCAGATTTTAGTGTAATACAAACATGGGGAATCTTTTGTTCCTATGACCAAGATGAATATGGAGAAGAAGGGTATCCATCTAATTTAATTCTACTAGGAAATATAAAAGGTAGATTTGAATATCCTATTCTTAGAAAAATGGCACAGGATTTATACAATCAACATAGACCAGATGTTTGTATTGTAGAGAAAAAAGCAAGTGGTCAATCATTAATACAGGATATGCGAAGAGCTGGATTACCTGTACAAGAGTTTATACCAGATAAAGATAAGATAGCAAGAGTGTATGCTGCATCTCCTATGATGGAAGCAGGAAGAGTATGGATACCTAAACATAAAAAATGGTCTGATGATCTTCTAACAGAATTATTACAGTTTCCACATGGTGCTCATGATGACCAAGTAGATGCATTAACTATGGCAATACATTTTATGAAAGAGTCTTGGCATTTAACACATCCAGATGATCCAGACTTTGAAGATGCTCCAAGAAAGAAAAGAGTTGCGTACTGGAGAATTTAGTGATACAATAAATATTATTTTATGAAAGGAATCTCTATGTGGAAAAAACCAATAATTAAAGAAATACAAGTAGGCTTAGAAATTAATTGTTATGCGTGTGCTGAGGTCTAATGGCAACGGAACGAAATCCTTTTGAACAAATAGAAAAAGAACTTACAAATGTAATACAACTTCCTGAAAAGCAACAAGAAGGAGATCCTTCCTTTGAGTTAGAACCTGATGGAGGTATTACTGTTGATTTTTCTTCTGAAGAACAAGCTGTAGAAATGGGAGCATCTACAGAAGTTGGTGAGTGGTATGGAAACTTAGCAGAACAGTTAGATGACGAAACACTAGAAGAAATTGCTAATAATGTATATGATTCTTATATTGCAGATAAAGATTCCAGAGCTGAGTGGGAATCTATGTTTGAAAGAGGTTTCGATTTACTTGGATTAAAAATTCAAGATACTACAGAACCTTTTGAGGGTGCGTGTACAGCAGTGCACCCTCTTCTTATAGAATCTGCTGTTAAGTTTCAATCAAAAGCATCACAAGAATTATTTCCTGCTAAAGGTCCAGTTAAAGCACAGATTCTTGGTAAGGTAACTCCTGATAAAGAATTACAGGCAAACAGAGTTCAAGAGTTTATGAACTATCAGCTTACACAACAGATGCCTGAATATTTTGACGAGTTTGAAAGAATGCTTTTTCATTTACCTTTATTAGGTTCAGCATTTAAAAAAGTATATTATGACGAAACATTAAAACGACCTGTATCAGAGTTTGTTCCTATAGATCAGTTTTATGTTTCTTATTACGCAAGTAATTTAAGAAAAGCAGAAAGATATACACATGTAATCTATCGTAATCCTTACGACTTATCTAAAGAAATACGTAATGAAGTATATTTAGATTTAGATTTACCAGATCCTACAAATCCAGTTCAAACACCTTTATCAGAAAAAATGGATACTATTTTAGGTTTATCTCCTAGTTCTGATTTAGATCCTCAATATGTTTTATTAGAACAGCATTGTTATTTAGATATAAAAGATTCAGAAGCTGAAGAAGGAGAATCTTGTCCATACATTGTAACAATAGAAGAACAATCAAGAAAAGTTTTAAGTATAAGAAGAAATTATAAATCAAATGACCCAACAAAAACAAAGAATGTACATTTTGTTCACTATAGGTTTGTGCCTGGATTTGGCTTCTATGGTTTGGGTCTTATGCATTTTCTAGGAAATATTACTATGACTGCAACTGCAGCTATGAGAAGCTTAGTAGATGCAGGACAGTTTGCGAACTTACCAGGTGGTTTCAAGGCAAAAGGAGTTCGTATGGTTGGTGACAATGAGCCTATTGCACCTGGTGAGTTTAAAGAAATAGAAGCTTTAGGTGCTGACTTATCTAAAGCTATTGTTCCTTTACCTTACAAAGAACCATCAGGAACTTTATTTCAAATGCTAGGTTTTATGACTACAGCAGGTCAAAAGTTTGCTGATAGTACAGAACAGGTAATTGCAGATGGTGCTAACTATGGACCAGTTGGAACTACAATGGCATTGCTTGAAGCATCAAGTAAATTTTTTACAGCTATACATAAACGTTTACATAAATCACAACAAGATGAATTTAAAATCTTAGCACAAATAGATTATGATTATTTACCAAATGAATATCCTTATGATGTTCCAATGGCAGAAAGAAATATTTTTAAACAGGACTTTGATGGTAAGATAGATGTAGTTCCTGTAAGTGATCCTAATATACCAAGTAATGCACATAGATTAATGTTATCACAAATGGTATTACAAATGGCACAGCAATCACCACCAGGAATGTTTAATTTAGAAGCATTAAATAGAACAATATTAAATGCTGCTAATGTTCCTAATGTAGATGAAATCTTACCACCTAAAGTACAACCACAACAGTTAGATCCTGTATCAGATATTATGGCAGCTTCTAAAGGAATGCCTATTGCAGCATTTGCAGGACAAGATCATGATGCACATATACAAGTTAAGATGGCATATTTAAATGATCCACAGAATGGAGCTAATCCTGTTATGGCAAAACTACAACCTATCTTAGCTGCTAATATACAAGAACATTCTGTAATGAAATATCAAGAACAGATTAATGGCATGACACAACAAAAACTACAACAAAATGTTTCGCCACAAGATGCACAGAATCCTGCAGTAGTACAAGGTGCTATGGCAGAAGCTGCTAAAGAAGTTGCAAATGCAAATGCAGCTATGGGATTAGTTAAATCTCCAGAGCAACAAATGGTAGCACTAGAAGAACAAAAAGTAAAACTAGAACAACAAAAGCTACAATTAAAAGCTATGCAAGATAATGCAAAAGCAATACTAGATGCACAAAAACTTGAAATGGAACAAAGTGAAATATTATTAAAAGTAGCTGATAACCAACAAACAAAACAATTTAAAGAACAAAAAGCACAAGCAGATAGATTAAGTAAACAACAAATGAAAGCATTAGAAGCTTTAGTTAATATGTCTTTAGAAGATAATAGAATTGAAAGTCAAGAAAAAATAAAAGCTGCTGAACTATTATCTAAAATGAGTCAATAAAAAATATGCCTTTAGATGAAATTATTAAAGCATATGCTGATGAAATTCAAAATTTAAAAAATGTTCTCGGTGATGGCAGTCCTGAATCGTATGCACAATATCGTCAACTTGTAGGAACTATACAAGGTATTGAATGGTCTCGCCATAAATTAATTGATATTATAAAAAAATTAAACCAAGAAGAGGAGTAAATATGCAAACTGTACCTATGGGTCGTTCCATAAAAAATGATATGTGGATTACACAAGAAGAAGTTCCTAATCCAGATATTTTACCAGAGCTTCCAGGTTATCATGTTTTAGTGAGACCTGTAAGTATTAAAGCAGAAACTAAAGGTGGTATTTTATTACCAGATTCTACAAGAGAAGATATGGCTTATCTTACAACAGTAGGACAAGTTGTAGTCTTAGGAGATTTAGCTTATCAAGATAAAGAAAAGTTTCCTAATGGACCTTGGTGTAATCTAGATGATTATGTATGTTATGGTAAACATGCAGGTCAAAAGATTAAATATAAAGGTATACGATATGTATTATTATATGATGACCAAGTTATGATGAGAGTAGAAAGTCCTAAAACTTTAGATCCTACTTATAATTTATCTACAAATGTAGCATAAATTATTTGTTTAGTAAAAATTTTTAATGTATAATATAAAGTAAACGTAAATCGTTTGTCTCGTAAACAACGGAGGTAGTAATGACAAAAGAAGAAAACTGGGAGAAAGTAGAAACTCCTACAAAAGAAACAGAAGAAAAAATAGAAATAGAAATGGAAGAACCAGATGATGCAACACCATCTTCTGTAGAACCAGAAATAGAAAAGCCTAAACAAGAAGAACCAAAAGAATTAGAAGGTATAGAAACTAAAGGTGCTCAAAAAAGAATTAGGCAATTAATAAAACAGAGAAAAGATAAAGAAGATCAGATAGCTCAATTAGTAAAACAAAATGAGGAGTTACAAGGTTTAGTTAAACAAAAAGAAACTGAATTTTCTACTGTAAGTAAAAAGAATTTAGAAGTAACAGAAAAACAATTAACAGATAAAATTAATATGGCTCGTGTAGCATATAAAAATGCATACGAAGCTGGAGACCAAGATAAGCTTTTACAAGCACAAGAAATGTTAAATGAAGCTCAGGTCGATTTAAAAAATGTAAATGTTACAAAAGAAAAGTTTAAACAGGCACCACAACAACCTGTTCAACAACAATATCAACAACCTATTGCTCAACAAGCACCAGATCCAAGAGCTCAAGAATGGGCACAACAAAATACTTGGTTTGGAAAAGATAATGTAATGACTGCAGCAGCATTAGCTATAGATGCAGAATTAAAGCAAGAGGGATATTCAACTGATGATGTAGAGTTTTATCAAGAAGTTGACAAAAGAATTCGAGAGTCATTTCCTACTAAATTTCAAGAAGGAAATACTCAAGATGTTCGCCAGCAGGATACGTTAAAACCTGCTCAAGTGGTCGCAGGAGCTTCACGTTCTACTCCTAATCCACGTAAAGTTAGATTATCTAAGAATGATGTTAATCTAGCTAATAAATGGAATATACCACTTGAACAGTATGCTCAAGAGAAGATGAAGGCAACAAAATCTGAAGGAGAATACACAACTATAAACACTAGACGTGGAGGTTAATATGACACGAGTAAATACACGTAGTTCTAATTTAAGAGAAAATACTACTAAACAAGAAACTGAATATACTTTTGAAGAACCAAATTTATTGAAAATACCAGAAGCAGTACAAGATCGTTTCGCTAACGAAGGTATGTCATTAGCATGGTTACGAATTACCTTAAAAGGAAAAGATGACGTAGGTCACATAGGTAGAAAAATGGCAGAAGGATGGCAGTTTGTTGCAAAGGAGGAAGTACCTGAAATGGAACAAACATCTGTCGTGAGAGATGAAGGTAGATACGCTGGAGCAGTCTGTCGTGGAGATGTTGCGTTAGGTAAAATACCTACTGGTCGTATCAAAGCAAGAAAAAGGTACTATGAAGAAAAAACTGATTCATTAATGAAGGCAGTAGATAGTCAATTAATGAAAGGTAATAACTCTCGTATGCCTATTTCAAATACAAGTAGATCAGAGACAGTAAGAGGAAGAACACCTAAGTTTCAAAGTTAGTCCTCTTTATTTTTTTAATTTAGAAAGGAGACAACAATGGCAAGCGTTAATGCCCCTAAAGGTTTATTATTAGCTAAAAAAGTTGGCTCTGGAACTAACTCTACTGGTATAAATACTGTGCAAGTTACTGATTACACAGTAGCTTCAGCTTTATTACCAAGCAATTTATTTACTGGTGATCCAATAAGAATTGACCCTGCAGGAACAGTAGTACCAACTTCTGTTACAGCAAACAAGAAAATTGGTGGTGTATTTCAAGGCATCAGTTATAAAAATGCTGATGGTGAGCAAAAGTTTAGCAGATATTTTACTGGTGGAACTACAGCAACAGATGTAAAAGTCTTTATTGCTGATGATCCAGATCAAACTTTTTTTATTCAAGCAGATGCAACTGTAACTGCTTCAACATATTCAGGATATAATTCCATGAACGCAGCAATGTTAGCTGGTTCAGGTGGTTCTACAATAACTGGAAATAGTAGTTATGTATTAGATGCTAGTTCACTAGCTATTACACAACAACAATTAAGAGTTATTAGAAGAGCACCATGGGATACAGGTGAAGCTGCAACAGGTAAAACTGATGCATATCCTTGGTATGAAGTACGTATCAATATGCATTTTGATAACTTTATAACAACAACCATTTCAGTATCATAGAAAGGAGAATAGAATATGGCTATAAATAGAGCAAGTATTGCTAAAGAACTCCTTCCAGGACTAAATGCAGTCTTTGGTACGGAGTATGGTGAGGTAAATGACGAACATGTACCTCTTTATGAAATAGAAAACTCAGACAGAGCGTTTGAAGAAGAAGTTCTATTTACTGGGTTTGGTACTGCACCAGTTAAAAATGAAGGTGCTGCAGTAGTTTTTGATGACGCACAAGAAAGTTATGTAGCTCGTTACGACAACGAAACAGTTGCATTAGCTTTTGCTGTGACTGAAGAAGCTATGGAAGATAATCTATATGATACTTTTGCTAAGTTAAGAGCAAAAGGATTAGCTAGAGCTATGGCAAATACAAAGCAGGTAAAAGCTGCTGCGTTATTTAATAATGGCTTTAGTACTGCAGCTGCTAATACGATTGGTGATGGTGCAGCATTTTTTAGTGCTTCACATCCAACAGTACAAGATGGTAGTCAAAGTAACTTATTAACTGCTGCAGCTTTATCTGAAGCTTCAGTAGAAACTGCTGTGATTGCTATTCAAAAATTAAAAGATGATAGAGGAATTTTAATTGGTGCACAAGCTGTATCATTACATATTCCTGTAGATCTATCTTTTACAGCAACTCAAATCTTACAAAGTGAGTATTCAACAACTACTGCTGCTAATGGTGGTAATGGAATTACAAATGTAAATGACATTAATGCTGTTAGAAGTATGGGTGTTATCCCTGGTGGTTCTTTTGTAAATAGAAGATTCACCGATACAAATGGATACTTCTTCAAAACTGATGTTCCTAATGGTGCAAAGATGTTTAATAGAACACCTTTACAAACTAAGATGGAACCAGATTTTGATACTGGTAACTTAAGATTTAAAGCTAGAGAAAGATATTCTTTTGGAGTATCTGACTGGAGAAGTTACTTCGGCAACGAAGGTGCTTAATCTGTAAACTTTAGGGAGGGTCTTATGGCTCTCCCTAATATTAAGGAGATAAGAATGGAAGCTCAAAAGATATTTGCTAGAACAATCTCTGGCATATTAAAATATCCTAAACAAGATACAAATGGAAAACCCACAGGACAAGGTTTTGGTAAAGCAAGAAAAGGTCCTGCAGTACAAGGTAAGCAAGAACCTGTAGTTAAGGAGTCAAGTAACAATGTCGAATAATATTACATCAAAGTTTAAAGCAGGTACAGGAGTTATTGTTACAACATCTGATATTACAAGAGTTGTAGCTATTCATGCTTATTCTACAATAGCAGGTACATTTGCATTATCAGATAGTACAGGAGATAAAATTAAATTTCAAGTTCCTGCAAGTGGCATGGCAGATATTTATATAGGTGACCAAGGTGTTAGGTTTAATGCTACAGTAAGTGTATCATGTCCTAATGGTGGTGGTGTTACTTTATTTGTAGGATAACATAATGCCTAATTATGCTTTCCTAAAGACTGATATAATAAATACAAGTGAGAATGATTCTTCAGAGTTTGAAGAACATATTCCTTACTTTATTGAAAAAGCTGAAATACGTTTAACAAAAGATTTAGATGATGTAGGGCTAACTGAGTTTAGCTCTTTTTCTTTTACAGCATCTGATCCTGTTGTTAGTTTACCAGCTGATACTAGAATAGTACAAAGTGTAAATTATAAAACAAGTGCTTCTTCTAATATAACTACTCTTCTACAAAGACCCTATGAGTATGCTATAGATTACTTTCCTCATGCAAGTACATCTACAGGTACTCCTAGATATTACGCAAGAAAAAATCAAACATCTTTATATATAGTACCTACTCCTGCATCTGCATTATCAGGAGAAATATCTTATGTACGTAGACCTTTAGGTTTAGCAAGTGCTGCAGGTACAAGTGTAACTACAACAAATTATTTTAGTGAGTATTGTTATGATGCATTATTTTATGCATGCATGATGGAAGCAAATAGATTTATGAAAAATCCTAATGGTATACAAATGTATCAAGGTGATTATGTAAATGCTGTAGAAGGATTACGTAATCAAGCAAGAAGATCAAGACAGGATAATATGGAGACTGCACACAATCCAAGTGGTGGTCCTAATGTTTTAGTTAAAGGGAGTAACTAATGCCAATAGGTAGGTCAAGTATTAGAATGCAATTAACTAAAAGATTACAAAATAAAAAAGTTAAAAAAAAGAACAAAAAGAAAAAGGGTAAGAAATAATGTTTAAAAATTCTGCAGCTTTTCAAAGAGTAATGTCCAGAGTTGGTAAAAAAGTTATTGATAAGTTTGATGACTTTATGAATAAAGAAGATGGAAAAGTTGCTTTTAATGAATCAGGATTAACACCATCTCCTAGACTAAAAGATTTTAGAGATGATCCTAGTAAAAAGTTTCTTCCTGGAGAAAGCACTAAATTAGAAGTTAAAGATGCTGCACCTATAACATTTAATAAAACTAATTTAAGACAATTTTATAATAAAGAAATTAAACCTTTATTAAATG